GTCGCCCGACGCGGTACCGTCTGAGAAGATTTTGAACACGTCCGCCAGCCCGGTCTTGAAGCCATCGGTATCAATGTCCTCAAACAACTTCACAAACCAGTCCGATAGCTTCTGAACCTGGACGCCGAAGTCGGTCATTTGCTTGGCCGCGATGCCTCCGATCTTCTGGTTCAATGTCTTGTTCAGCGCATCGATCCCGATCTGCGCCTCGACCTTACCGTCCTTCAGCATCTCCTTGGTGACTTCGACCGACTTGCCCAACCCATCGGCGATGTTCTTTGTCAGTGCGTCAACGCTAACGCCGGTCCCCGTAAGCTGCTTAGCCTTGAAATCAAACTTGCCCGTCTGAGAAGACTTCTCAAGCAGGGTCTTGATCTTCTCCGCGCCAGCCTGGCCGCCCTTGCCTAGCTGCTGGAGGTTCGCGATCGACGTGATGGACTCGTCAAGTTGCTTTTGCTGTGTGATGCCCGCGAGGATCAGGTCTTGGCCAAGCTCAAATGCTTGCTTGCGTGGTAGAGGTAGCTTGGAGCTGAGCGCATTGATCCGATCGTATGCCCCGACCGCCGCCTCCTGAGTCCCAAGCAAAAGCTCTAGAGCGTCCATCGTATCGCCCTTGAACTCGCTCGCCTCAATTGCCAACGTTGCGCCCTTGTATACGAGTGCGCCAAACGCCGCCGCCGCCGCGAGTACCGCAGTCGCGGCAATGGCCGCGCCGCCTGCGACTAGGCCAAAGCCTTCCACGATGCTGGCGCTAGACTCCGCCTGCGCCTTACTGGACGCCGCCGCCGCCGCTTTGGTCTCTTGCGCCGCTTTGGTCTCAGCCTTTGCTTGCGCTCGCGCGGACTCCGCCTGCGCTTTGCTTGCGAGCATTGCTGCGTCCCTGGTCTTGACGCCAAGCTTCTCGTACTGCTCTTGGATCTTCTTTGCCGACGCTAGCTTGTCCGCGAGCTTGGAGATCGCGTTGCTTGCGGACGTGGCTGGGCCGCTGATCTGATCCTTTAGCCCGATGATGTAGTCCAGATCAGCCACCTAACCGCTCCTTACTTTTTCGCCATCGACTCAAAGTATTGCCGCGCGTACTCGACAACCTGTGAAAGCTCTCGCGCCGCAACCTCCGCACCCTTCGTCTGACTGCCAGAAAAAAGGGCGAGGAAGTTGCCGCCTCCAGCGCGGACCGATCTCCTATGCCGATCGGTTAGCCTTACTATTTTTTTTCGCTCTCCCCAGTCAGCTCATTGATGTACCCAAGGCACAGGCCAGGGATGCCGGGCTTGCGCTTGCACCACGAAACAAACTCTTCCTTCTCGGGATAGACTACACATGCATTACAGAGGTCCCGAATGGGACGCATTACGTTTCCATCTCCGCCCTTCGCTTTGCCGATGAACGTGGTGTAGCGATCAAACTCCGCCTCGGTAGGGCAGCGAAAAACTGCCGTACCTAGCACGGTAGCAACGACCGCGATCCCAGAATCTTCGTACTTCGCCCGTAGCCCTTCCAACTCCGCTTCACTTACCTCTTTCGGCTCTTGCATGATTGCCTCCCAGCAACGTTGCTTGGTCCACTGCGTTATGTGGTGGTACCCTTCAACATCTGATTCAGCGGGTTCTTATCGCTCAGGTAAATCATCATCACGTCCAGATCGAACTTCACCACCAGGGCATCCGCGCCCTGCGAGTGTGAGTTGTCCGGGCTAGTGATGCGACAACCAGTGACGCGATCGGTGATGATGTCCTTACCCGCCTCGTTGTAGTTTACAACGATGTCAAATACCGCTTCTAGGTAGCCGTCGCCTAGCTGCGAAATGAAGGCGTCGGCCTCCGATTTGTAGAGAGTGATGGCCCCGCTAAGGTCAAGCGCACCACGCGTACGCGAGAGCGGCTGCGCACTCGTGCCGTAGACTTTCGTCGGCTTTAGGTCGAGCTTGTAGGAGATGTCCTTTACTCCCACATAGATCGCGCTTCCGCCTGACTGCGGGGCTAGATTGATTTCGAGTGAGCTGTACTCATAGGTCACGCCGTTTACTGTTGGATACGTTAGTTCGGTTGCCATGGTCTAGATCCTTTCGCCCGTCTGATTACAGCGGGGTAACGAGCGGGTTGATAAATGCGAGCGTGACGTTGATGGTGTTGAGGTAGCCCAGCGGGACCACGTTGACGCTTACGGTGAGCGTGTTGGTTGCGAGGATATTGTCCGTTCGCGAGACGTGCGCCTTTGCTGCGCTCACGTTGCCGGTGTTGACTACGCCGGTAGCGAGCGCGCTATCAAGGATCGCCTCAATGGTTGCCGCGTCTCGCTCGTCAATGTGCCCCGTGGTTGCGTCAACGCGGACCTCTGCTTGCAAGAAATCAAGCATGGTGGCGCGAGTGATGCGGCACGCCTTATCCATTCCGCGCCGATACTGGATCAGCGAGAAGGTCGATCCTGGTGTCGTCATGACGTTAGGGGAATCGACATACTCCCCAGGCTTTCCAAGGATGGTCTTGGCCGCAAGGAAGCGTCCAGCGGTAAGCCCGGGGTTTACGCGCTCATCGTGGTACGTGTAGCCGTCTCCTGCTGGAGCCGATACGCCAAGAAGCGGACCGTCCTTTACGCGGCCAGCGGACACCTGGAGCGGGTTGCTGATAAGCCGCGCCATGACCGGCCAGGAGAGCGGGCGCCGTTGCTGCGTGCCCGTGCTCGTTTGCGACAAGCGGTAGAATCCTGCGCAGGTCGAGATGCGCTTGGACGATGACGCTGCGAACGCCGCGAGCTGAGCGGTAACCCATGCCGCGTCCGTCTGTCCCGTGGTGTAGTCCGCGCAGTTGATGAGCGCGAACGTGTAGCGCTTGTCGTTGGTTTCTAGGCTTGTAAGGGTGGTGTTTAGTGACGTGAAGTCGGACGATCCAGAGTTGCCGACAATGAGAAAACCAACCGGATCATAGGTGGAGTTTTTGATCGCAGTGATGGCCGTTACTACGTCCGCGATTTGCCATAGCGGCTCCTGCGTGGAGTACGTTACCGCGTCCGCCGCGACAAGCGTACCTGCCGCGAAGTTGAGTGTCCCCGCGTACACGGTGTTGTACGTGTTCGCCGTCCCAAGCGCTTGCGTTGCGCCGTACGTGAGGCCGCCGTCGATCGAAAGGCGGAATGTGATCCCCGCTGCTCCGATGGTGCCGCCAGTGACAACCTGGAATACTACCTGCGTGGTGTCGACGATCGTACCTGTGACAGTGACAACGCTTGTTCCGGTTGCAATCTCATTGATGCCCTTAGGTTGAACCGATCCGCCTGAGATCCAAGCGCCTACGCTGGTCGAGTTGTTGAGCGTAAACTTAGTCGCGTCGACCTTGGTGATAACGAACGTACCATTGGCGCCGGTCTGTCCGACTACACCCGTGATCGTTACGATATCGCCTGTGCTTAGCCCGTGCGCCGCCGTCGTTACCTGGATTGGGCTGCTGGTGTTCGTGGCAGTGACCGCCAGCGGTGATGCGCTTGCGCCGTTGACGACGCCAGCCGTGATGGTCGGCACCTTGACCATGAGGACTTGAGATCCTCCGCCGCCTTCAAGCACGGCAGCGCACGCGTTCGGAAGTGGTCCGCTTGTGTACGTTGCGATGGGCTGAGCAGGGTCCGTGGTGGAGACGATCGCATAGTCAGTGCCCGCCGTAGCGCAGCCGATGATCGCGATCAGTGAGTCGTTCAGGCCCCCAACCCCACCGAAACCCCCGTCTAGTACTGTAATATTTACGTCGTTTGTAGTCATGGTGACTCCTCTGTGATCGTGACGGTGTCAGCGATTTGGTCTTGGATCGTTTCGTTTACTGTTGAGATGATGGGGTTGACGTTGACCGTCGGCTCGCGGTAGCTCGCCTGCTCGTTGGGGTCTGGCGCGAGACCATCGTCCGTCCACTTGCGGTCCAGGATCGGGACAAGCACGTCGAATAAAAGGACGTACTGATATCCCCTGTTAGTGTCGCGCGCCTGGTCTACAACCCATTGCCCCGCACCCATTCGACACATGCCCGCATGACTTGTGCGCTGCTGTTCTTTGCACGCGATCCAAACGCAGCACGCCACCTGAGCGATAAGCTGATCGATGTGGTCGACGGTAAGGCCCCATAGATGCGCCTCGGTTGTGATCCAACGGTTCATAAGCGGCTTTGGGTTTCCGCCGATGGTCATCGGGGCTTCAAAGCGATCGGTTGTTGGAAACATAACTACGCGCGGGGCGTCGCCTTGCTGCGCTAGATCGCGAATGTCGCCGCCCTTGGTAAACTTGCAACCGCGAGCGGTCATCGTTTCGAAGATGGCGTTATAGATGACGCTAATCACTGCGCACCCTTGAAGGCCTTACGGACCTCTTTATCGATCAGACTCTTCCATGTGGACGGCAGTCCGCGATACGGAAGGATCGGGCGCGCGCCAACGTAACCCCCGCCGCGCGCGTTGACATACCCAAACTGGTGATACACGAGGTGCGCGGGAATGTGGATCACGATCCCCGCCCCGCGCTTCGGAGTGGCTTTCGTCGCATCGCGACCGGCCCCGCTATCCGTGAGCGGGGGAGGCGTCCGCCCCCGTCCAAGCGTGGCCTTTGAGAGCTTGCGCCAGTTCTGACCGTACGGGTCTTTACCCGTTCGGAATTCCTTGGCGAGCAGCCTGTTGATGCCATCGGCGATCGGAGTTGCCGCGCGACTGGGTACGGACGTCAGAGCTTGGATGCTCCGTCCCACCTTGCGCAGTTTTTCGATGTCGCCTGAAAACATTAGTAGCTGAACCTTTTGGTCTGAGACGTGATGTAAGGTTGCCCGCCCGATGGCGCCGCCGGCTGCACTGTTGCGATCGGCGTTACCTCTCCGCGAGAAACGGACTTGAGCCAAGCTAGACAATCCTCGTATTCGAGGCGGATGATCTGATCCGATCCGGTGTCCGATGAGTAGCCCCGCTGGGTCATCAGGTAATACACGGCCATTTTGACATTGACTCTCGTCACGTCCGCGCCGTGCGTTGTTAGTGGTGCATCGAACCTAGATCTGAAATAGCTGTCCATCGTGGCCGCTGCCCAGTCGATCGCCCGCTGCTTGTCATCGGGAAAAAGACTTTTCAGCGCACCAGGATTGATGCCGCCATCCAGATCTAGGATCGTGCAGTAGCCCACAATTACGCCGTGGCCCGACAGGCGAGGAATGGGAGCGAGACGCCGACCGCGCCGCGCGCTTCCACGCCATAGACGAACTGGTGTTTATAAAACGCGTCGTCATCCGTCGGGGAATTCTTGTAGACGAACTGGGGCGCCTGGCGTTGCTGGAAAATGAAGGGCTTGATCGGACCCTTCGTCGAAAGCAAGTACCACGATGTGGCGCTAACTGCCGACAGCTCTGGAATAACCAAGATATCGCACATCCCCTGGAGGATGTTCGAGCTGGATCCAACTTGCGCGACTCCATACAGCGAGCCGGGAGCAATGAAAGATCCATTCATGATCATTCGCGCTTCCATCTCCAGTTCTGGCGGGACAACCAGGAGATCTGGAATGATGCCCATCGCCTGACCGTTCGGACCCTTGAAGCCCATCATGCTTTGACGGACCGACTGAAAGTTGTCTGCGTTAAGGGCTTTCGTGGTGAACTTGTTCGCGTACGTGCCAGCGCCAAGGATATTGGACGCGTCGCACGGGTGGTCCGTCGCAAACATTGCCTTACCGTCGAACGCGGTGGGGCCGTCACCCGATGCGACAGCAAGCATTGCATAGAGCATGTAGTCTGGCCACTTGGCAGCCTGAGCGCCAAGGAACTGCGCGGCAGGTCCGTAGAGCATATGTTCATCGTCCGCAAATGCGAACTTGTCGATCGCCAAGGTCTCCTCGTACGGATCGTTTGTGATGCGGTAGGAGTTGAGAACTGGCGCCTGAACGATGCGCGAGCCGGTCCACTTGCGCAGGGAGGGAAGCGACTGCATCCAGCCCTGGAGTGTTGCGGAAGAGGTCGACGGGACAAGCATTGCGATTTTGTCCCAGTTGACCGCCGCCGTCTGATAGCCCTGCCAGAACTTGGCATCTAGGCCGAGAAAGAACGCGTCAAGATTTGATTGATTAGGAATCATTTTCTAGAATCTCCGATTTCGTTTTGTGGTTGACGCGTTAGCCGATGACAAACCAATCAACGGTGCAGACGGCCGTAGCAAGCGTGGCCTTTGCGTTGTCGATTGCGTTGATAACAAACGTGCCGGTGGTGGTATTGCGAGACGCGACCGGCGTACTAAAGCCGATAAACGTCGTGAGCGCGCCCGCGCCCGGATCGCGCATCGTGACGAGGATCGAGCTGGTAGACGTAAGCCGCCCAGCCTGAACCGACTTGGTGCCAGCCACCAGCGTGGTCGTGCCGAATTGAGGCTGAGCAACCATGTCGCGGTTTGACCAGAAGGTAGAGGCGACAGCTACGCCGTACGTTGCGTCCACGCCAACGATGACACCAGCAACACCCTGCGCGCCGCTTTGCGCTTTGGTGACCGTGTGGTTGTCTGAGACGAAAGCCAGATCGCCGATCGATGACTTGGTGATTGAATCGCCATTTGCCCAATAGAAGATGCCGGGGATAACGTCGATCTTTAGGTCGCCCGCGTTGCCCGTTGAGTTGTCGACCGTCGCATCCGCGCGACCGGCGATGAACTTCATGCCCGTTGCTGCGCCGATAACAGCGTTACCGCTGGCGTCAACGCCGACAAGGGTACCGGCAACGATCTTCGTTGACGCTGCTACGTCATAGGAGAGCGGGCCAATGTGGGGGAGGAGTGCGCATTCTGGGGTGGGGATGTATGCAGTTACAGCAGCCATTTTGTTTTAGTCCTTTCGAGTTACTTGACGAGTTTAACGACGCTGCGCGTAGCGCGATCGACTGCTCGCGTCGCCACTTCGTCTGGGTTGACTTGCATGGTGGCGAGCATCTTTCGCTGCTCGTCAGTGAGCGCCGTAGTGACGGCCGCATAGCCCTGGCCGTTTGCGCCTGGAGCCGGGGTGCGCGCTGGCTGCTCTACGGTCGTAACGAGCGCGGGGGTTTTCTCTACGAGCGATGCGAGGACCTTCAAGCCGGAGGGCTTGGACGCTTGCTCGCGCCAGAACGCGACCATGGATGGGGCGATTTTCCCAGCCTTAGTGCCCGCCTCAATAAGCGCGGTGACCTTGTCAGTGTGCGAGAGCGATGCGCCGCGAGCCGCGCCTACCTTCAAAGCGCGAAGGGCCGCGACCTGCTTAGCGGGGTCGTACTCGCCAGTGATCTCCGCGACAGCCGAGACGATGTGGGCAACGCCGATCGCGTCTGGATCTTCGCCCTCTTCTTCGTCGTCATCCTCTGCGCCAGCTTTCGCTGCGTCCGCTTCCGAGTCCTTCGCTGGGGGAACCGCTTCCTTTGCCGCTGCCTCTTCTGCTTCTTTGGCGAGGCGGGCCGCCTTCTCCTCTTCCGTCTCTTCTGGCGCCGCGTCGCCAGCAACCACGCCAGCGGGAGCAGCGACCGCTACCACGCGACCTGCTTTATTTTTGATTGCTCTCATTGTGTCTTCCTTCGGTGTGATTGCGGCAGACGCCGCAGGTTGATTGATGAGGTCCGATAGCGATGCAATGCCGTCGGCCAAACCTTTACTGATTGCGTCCTGCCCATAAAAACATCCAGCCTCAAGCGCTTGGATCGCGCCAACGTCAATGCTGCGCGCCTCTGACACGAGCCCAAAGAACATGCCCGCAAGCGCGCTCACGCGGTCTTGCGCGCGACCGATAACGTCATCCGAAAGCGCGACGTGCGGGTTGCCGTCCGCCTTCTGTGCGCCTGAAGAGATGACCGCGAACTTAAGACCCATCTCAGCATCCGCAGCCGTCGCGTCGCAAAGCATCTGGATGCATCCGATCGATCCGACGCCGCCCGTTTCTGGCAGGTAGATCGCGTCCGCAACGCACGCGATCGCGTAGGCCGCTGAGTAGCAAGCCTCGTCAACGTAGGCGATCACCTCTTTGCCCGCAGCGTCCGCGCTTGCTCGCATGGATCGTACGGTTTCGAACAGCCCCGCAACTTCGCCTCCTGGCGAGTCTAGTTTTAGAATGACGCGCGTTACGTCAGGTTCGGCTAGGGCCGCGTCGAAGCGCTCTACGATCGCCTCGTAGGAGTCAAAGAACCATCCGCCCTTATGGTCTAGTGGGCCATCGATCGACACGATCGCCGTACCGTTGACGACGGAGATTGTAGGAGCTGGCGCCTCGTCAAACGAGATCGAAAGCGCCTCAGGGTTTACGGCCAGCGGATCGCGTCGGTGAAACTTGCGGGGGGTGGTCATGCTGGCACCTCTGCCGGGGCTGGAGCGGCCTCATGCGCTGCAACGTCTGCGACCATCTGATCGCCACCAGGTACAGGCGGCAGGCCTAGGCGAGCGCGCGCCTCGTTGATGGTCACTACCGGGGATGTTAGGTGGTACTGATAGATCGGCGGCAGGTTCGCATGCGGCACCGATGCCTCAGGCCACTGGATCTCGTAGGCCTTTGCTAGCTTGGCGTAGTCGATCTCCACGCTCGCGGTCTTGAGCGCTGCGACGGCGCGAGCGAAGGACTCTAGGCGCTCGCCCGCCATCTTCCGATCTTCTGGCGGGTCAACATCGTGCGAGGTGTACGGGGCCATGTCTGCATTGCCGAAGTTGAAAGCGGCGAATGGGCGCGTCACTTGCTGCCAAAGGTCATGGGCTAGAGACGTGTTGTCAAAGTCGATCGCGGTTTGCTTGACGTCCGCGTGCACTGTCGCCGCCGCAAACGACCCAGTTGGGATCGTGGTGGTTGCTGTCTGCCAAAGGATCGAAAGGGTGATCGCCTCGTTCGCCTCGTTGCGCAGGCCTCGGAAGACCTCCCAAGAATTGTTATGCGCCTCAAGTAGTCTCACGTCGAACTTAGTGCCGTCCACATTGACTGGGCAGCCAATGACCGCCTCCGCGCCAAGGTTGACTAGAGAGTTGATAAACTGCCCCTTGTTCTCAGCGTTGGCCATCGCTGGCACATCCGCCAAACGCATCGGTAGGCCGTGGACTTCCGAGCTACGGATCCAGTCACGCAGCGACCAATTGCGAGCGATCCACGGAGTGGCAAGTGCGCGAACGGAACCCTGCAACCATCCGCGATAGAGCCCGTGCGGCGCATGCACGAACCATCGACCGTTACCAGGTACGATCGGCTCTACGCCGTCCATGGTTTGCGCGACTAGGACGCGTGCAGTCCAGTCGAAATACACGAACTGCATTGGCCACGGCTTTAGGATTGGTCTCCACGGGATAACACTTGTGTCCCATTGGATCTCACAGACCGCTAGCCCCATACCGATCGCAACGCGCTTGATCTCCGAAAGGATCGATTCCGTCGCGGAGGTGCCGCCCATGCGCGCGTAGGCTTCTTTCCACGCGCCCAAGACTTCCCCGCTGGTGTCCGCATCGGCCTGATCAAAAACCGTCGGCAACCCAAAGAGCGCGGACGTTCGCTGGGATAGCGCGGACTGGATCCGATCATCGCCCTGCATGGTATCGAACAGCATCGAGGACCCATTGAAGATCCCAAGCATGTGCGCGCTGAGCACATTTTGAATCGTCTGCCACGTCCATCCGCATAGCGAGGACATGGCGGGGATGTCGCGATAGACCGCGCCAACGGTACGATCTCGATCCTCGGTCTTGAGTGGATCGACTGGAGCGCGGTACGGATCCGCAGCTGGGATCACAGTACCCGGCTGCCACGTTTGCCACGGGCTTCCACCTTGACCGGGGTTCGGTAGGCGCACGACGGACGATCCAGAAAACGGAGATGCCGGTTCGCTCACGCCATAGAACTACGCGCGCGATCGGTACTTGTAAAATACAATCAACGCTTTACATGGTGCGTTGCGTCGTGCTTTGCGCGATGCTTTACATTCGCCTTACAGGCGGCGCGATCCGAAAGCGAATTTGCCATCTTTGAAATCGCTCGCGCCTGCCATCAACATGTCAAACGCCGCTACCGTCGCGTCGACCTCGTCATCTTTGCCGCCGTCTCGCCCGTCAAATCCGCACATGCGCGAGATGTACTCAGCCGTCCACACTTGCCCCGCGAGCACGCGCATGCGCCCGGTGTTCCACGATCGGGATGTTCCCTGCGCCCTGAAAAGTTTGTTGTACCTTGCAGGCATTCCATCGATCAGGACGGGCGGGGTTTCGAGCGCCAGCGTTTCAATATGCCCGCGCTCGTTGCCGCTCACGTAGCTTACCGGGCGGGCGCTGGGCTGTAGCGCGAGATCGTTACGGATGAGCGGCGCACTATCCTGAAGGCTCTTTTGCCAAGCGTGGACATATGTAACATACACGCAACCGTCCACGCCTAAACCAAGTAGAACCATCGCGGTCTTGTCAGACTTGGATGCATCGGTGTACGCGAGGTCGATGCCCCATGACCAGCGGACGATCGCCGGTAGCGCATCGCAAAGGGTAGCGTCCTTAAAGCATGCCCCCTCTGGCGGTTTCGGGTTGCCCTGAAAGAGCGACTCCCACTCGTAAGGGCCGATGTCCGCTTTGATGCTGAGAAGAAACTCTAGGTTGCGCGGCGCCTCTGGATCTGGGCCGTATGGGCAAAGCGCTTCCCCGTTTTCGTTGATGGCCTGAAGTCGCTTGTACGGCCAACCTAGTTCTTTGATCGCATAGCCTGACAGGTCTTCCTCATGATAGCGGGAGGCCATGATCACGTAGCTGGACTTGGGACCTTGACGCGTAAGGGCGACGGAGCGAAACCACGTCGAGACTAGTAACCGGTTTTCGTGGCTCTCGGCCTCCGCGCGATCCTTGATCGGATCGTCTACCCAAAAGAGCCGCGACGGCTTTCCTGTGCCTGGCCCCCCTGGTGACGTGGCGAAAAGGCCGCCGCCCTTACCGGTCTTCCACTCTTTGATCGTATTGAAATCTTCCTGGAGCGGCCCGCCGGCCTCAGTGTAGATACGTCGGATCTCGCGCGAGTTGGCCGCGCTGAATTCTTGCGAATAGGTAGCGTAGATGATTGGCCAGTCCGGATGCCTTCCGATCAGCCACGCTAGACCATGAATAGCTAGCGTACTCTTGCCGTGCTGACATGGCGCGGCCTCCGCCTCGCGGACTACCTCACCCCTATCGATCGCGCTGAACGTGTCGATCATCATTTGCAGATGGTCAAAGCGCCCAAGCTGGGGCGACATTCGCGCAATGAATTCGTCCAGCGGGAGGGCAAAAAGCCCCTCAGCTATCGGGGCGGTAGGGGCTTTCTTTGCGTCGTAACGAGGCATGCGTGGGAGGATAGCACGGGTCAGTAATTATCTAAATCTGACGGTCCTGGGAACAGGTACCCGCAAGGCAGGCATGCGCCACCGCCCCACCTACCAAGACCGTCAATGCAAAATTCAACTTCCGTGATGACTGGATCGAAACAACGGCAGGCCTTCCATTCTCCGCGACGTTCGTGGATGTCTTTCCAAAACTGCTGACGCTCTTCTTTCGTTTTGAAAATGTTACTGCACATGATGTCTGCGCTGCCCTGATAGTTTCCGTACCCGATCACCGTATCGGTTCCAGGCACGTAAAACGTCACGCGCTCCATCATCTAGCCCACCCGATTTCGCAGCTCGACGATAAGCGCCATCACGTCGGGGTGGATCTTCCCGGTATCGCCAAGCACGCAAAAGCCGCGCGAATCGCGGACCTCCGTCCACATTTGCCGCCCGTCTAGCTCTGTAAAATTCGAACACGCTACGGATTTCCACGGCGCCGGGTACTTCGCGCACAGCTCGGCGAAACGGGCGGGGGTCATCTGGCTTGCTCCGATACGGCAGACCACATCCCATGTCCGTCCGTGGTGACCGCGCCCACCCGTTTTAGGTTGCTCAAAATTACGGACACGGAGCGCTTCGCAATGCCTGAGCTTGTCCCGTAAACCGCATTAGCAATGTCGATCCGTGAGCATGCTCCGGACCTAACAGCCTCAAGTGTGGAGAGTGTTTTGATGCCTCGAATGACGTACGGCCGCCGCTGCCCACCGCACGAGGCGTGCAGTCTTGCGTAGACATCGATCAGGACGGAAAACTTGTCCTCCGCCGACATCCCCTCTAGCGCCTCATCAACAAGCTCTCTCGCATAGGCGCGCGCCTCTGCTCTGGTGTAAGCATCACGAAGGCTGTTTTCCAAGTCATCAACGCTCACTTCTTCGCCTCGCTTTCGATGCGCCGATATTCGAGATAGGCCCGCATCAAATCTCCCAATTCACCACCGAGCATCAGGTGGCGCTCAACGGCTCCAAACACCTCCCGCCTCGCCATCGTTTCGCGAGCGTCGAAGCGGGTGACTTTGACAATGCGGCCTACGCGGGACGGGGACATTTGGCTTAGCGCATCGTCTCGGGTTCGCCGGTTTACTAGCAGCGTGCCAAGCTTGTCAGTGGCTTCCCAATGCACCCGCCTCATTCGGTTGGCTCCGGAAGCTCTAAGCCGCTTGGAAACTGTTTACTGAAACACGAAAAACAAAGGTGCTTCGTGCCCCAATCCATGGGGGCCTTGACCGTGGCCCATTTCTCCGGTGCAAACTTTATGTCCACCGCCGTTACGCCGCACAAGTCGCAGACATAGTCCCATCGCGTTGGTGTCGTACTCATTCGCCCTTCTCCTTCCGCCACTCGCCAAACTGAAGCCCATCCACGATCATGTCTCCGAGAATACTGATGACGGTCAGCTCGTCTTCCGTGTGTCGTGGCTTGGAGGAGCGCCAGAATTTAATCTCACGCTTCACCATCGCTATAGACTTGCGAATCACCTCATTCTCGCAGTCAACCATCGCCGCCTCCGCCTTCTCGGCGCGGGCTTTCCAGTCGTTACGAGAGGCGCATTCGCGGCCATCTACATGCGGCAAAACTTCTCCGCAGTGCGCGCAGTTGAACCGGTTCCGTTCTTCATGCGCAACAATGACCCCCTGCGCCGCTCGCTCGTAATTCGCATGGGCGTGGGCGTTGGCCTCCCACGTTTGACTGGTCGCGGCAAAACTCTCCCAGAGCACTTGCCCCATCGGCTTCACGGATTGGCCTTTCGCTCGTAGTCCGCAAGCTCCTTGGCCGCATCCATCACACGGTACGAGACGCCAAAGTCTTGGCACCTAGTAACTGCGCAAACGTCAGCAATCAACCGCTCGCGCTCGGGGTCGAACTTCTTCAAGCCATCGAACTTCGTAATGGACATTTGCGCCCCGACCATCGGCTCAGAAATAAACATGGTCGTGAGCCCTTCGCCGCCCACAACCTTCGGAGGGAGGCAGCGACTAGCCTGGACTTCTCGTGACATGTAGCTGTCAACACACTTCTCCGCCTCGGACTTTGACGAAAACGCCCATACCCCAAGACAGCCAGCAAATAGGCGCGTCACAATCCACACCCCATCAGAAGTGCCGGCTCCTTCGAGCCCTCCGCCGGCGGGAGGGGCTGACGGCCCTTCGTCGTATACGCGCTGTTGGCTATCTTGCTCGTGGTCTTTTTGGGCGGGGAGTTCGTCGATGCGAACCCTAACGCGAGCCCCAACTGGGGCGTTGCCGAACATATTCAAATCCAACCCGATGGCGCGCACGGCTTCCGTTGACATTGCGCATTCAGAATCCGGGTGAACGCCGTAGCCGCTGTGATAGCGGGCCAGAATCACCTCAAAACTAATCGGCTTCCGCTCCTCCACGATGGTCCAGCCGTCGTCCAATGCCATGGATGGAGATTTTGCCTCCCGCCATGACCTCCCGTCGTCGACGCTTAGCTCGAACCAAAGGTCCGTGTCACACTTGACCACTCGCCACCATGTGCCCGATGGATCGCTCGCAATCTTCCCTGCCCGCGTTGCGGGCAATACTTCTTCGAATTTCATGGGCGCCACCCAATCACATACGTGACCAGGCACTTGTGACAATGCGCGTGACGCAATCCCATCAACTCGAAAATGTCCAGAATGGCGTTGCGGTCGGCGCATACAAACTGTGATTTGCTGTCTCGGTAGTGGTGCTTCATCCCTCTTGCCCCGGCTCCCTAGCGCCAGACACTACGGGCGCCGCCTTAGTCTCCACAACCTTACCCGATGCCCACCGCGCAATATACTCGCCGCGAGCCTCATCGAGTGCGCCGTTTTTAGTACGTAGCGCGTCAAATTGCACGGGGCATTTTACTAGCTCGCGCTCTCCCTTGCGTTCCGGGTTCCACGTGGGCACACCCTCCGCGCCCGGCTCTAGTAGACACCTCAGCGTCATCTCGTAGGCGAACTCGTCACCGCCGATGATCTGCCAGCCAAGTTGCTCCGGTTCTTTCTCGCCCTTGGTAATCTTGACCTTCTCCTTTGCCCTGAAACAAAAGATGAAATTGCAGTCCATCTGGAGGATCCCATTGATGAGCGCGCGCCTAGCGCCCTTTGATTTGCCCCATGCCAGCATAGACATGGCCGCGCGCTTTTTGTAATCGTCGCCCGCCATCCGGTCTAGCTCAGTCTCGTGCATATCTAGGCAACCCCCGGCGCCCTCGTGCTCGTGCGAGATGCTGTCAACAATCACCGTTCGTGCGCCCTTGCCCACGCAGTATTTGAGCGCGTCTAGGTAGTCCAGTGAGCCGAACGGGGCCGCGAACGGCACATGGCGGAACTTGAACCGATCCGCGTAGTGAAGCGCTCGCTTGCTCTCTGTATCAATAAAGTAGATCTCCCCCGGCTGCACTCGCTGAATGCCCGTCGCTAGGCGTAGCGCGGAGTATGTTTTCCCGCCTCCGCTTGGGCCTATCAGGCCGATCAAAGTCTGCACATCCGTGCGCTTGCCTTCAGAGTCGGCAAAGGATCTGGATTGGCGAGTCATGGGAACACCTCGCGCTCGTGAATCACCACCCAGTCGCACGCGCAATCCCATGCGTGAACGACGGAAAGGGTATATTTCAGGCGCAAGTTTCGCGCTTTGGTCCACCCCTCTGGGTATATCGATTCCTTCATCATCCGACGCGCGCACTTGAGTGCACCAGACTCCGAGGCATAGGTCCCGTACACGCTTCCGCCCTCATGCTGTTCTCCCATCTCCACAGTGTAGACTTTCATTTGCGCACCACGTCCCCTGATTCGATCAACCTGTCGTTAGGGCTCATCACGATAAATTCGCTTTCCCTCATTAGAGCTGTTGCTCGCCGTCGATCTACTGACACGATAGGCCACCAGCCGATGCCCGCCCCTTCGTGCCCCGTACCGAAAAACCAGCCGATGATATCGCGCTCGATCGCGGCGCGCTCTCCCACTCGCAAAGCTACCCTCCAGCCATCCGTCGCGGGCATTGGATTTGTGTTCATTCCGCCTGCTCCTTTATCCGCTCAGCCCTCATGCCGAGCTTGTCAAATACGCAATCGTCAAGCTCCATTTGGCAGTAATGGAAATCGTAATTCTTGGTCCGCCTCCACAGTTTTTTGGCGGTCGCCTGGACGTGGTCACTAACTAGCGGGATCTCTGAAAGATCCCTGAACGTGTCACCAAAAATCTCCGCCGCGCTTCTGTCCGCCATTATTCAATCTCTCCCATCTCTTGACTCATTGCCCACGCGGGGCAGTCCATGACGCTTGCGCCGTAGCCTGGCCATATGCCTGACGTGGTGCACTCATCCCAAATGTCTACCGCCCTTTGCCATCGCTTGCGCCCGTACTCGCGAAATGACTCCGCAAGCCTGACAACGTGTGTCGCATGCGGGGCGTCGGACTCGAAAAAGCCAAAGACGAAATCAGGTCCGGGGTCGGACGATGACATCGCGTACTCCTTACGCAGTGCCGACGTGTATGCGGCCTGCTGGATCGCGTAGTCAAATTTCACGATCGACCGTCGCACGTCATCGGGTACGCATGAGGCTGTAGATTTGAGATCGTATATGGCGGTGCCACGCAAAGCGTCTAGGCGACCTCGGCACTTGACCTTGCGCCCGCTGCGCGCCGTCTCTTCCCAGAAGATTGAAACCTCATACTCCGTCCCTGGTGACCACGCGTCAAATCCCGCCTCAGTCAGCTCAAACTTTATCTTGTTCGCGGCCTGGACCATCGCCTCACCTACGCCGATCGTGACCGGGGTCTTGCCCATCGCTAGCGCCTCGTCACGCTCTTTTTTCGCAACGTCAGATTTGAAGTCCTTTACAGGCCCGCCCTTGTAGATGGCCTGCATCATGTGCAGGTCTGAGCCATCGCCAAGTAAAAGCGAGTGCCACCCCCCCCCAACCCCCCTCACTACCTCGCCAGCTCTCCCAACGGCGGGACACGTCCTGAGTATCGCCCCCGCGGTCGACTGACTCAGCTCGCCCCCCTTAATGTACTCGCCCCAACTAAGCCCCCTGCGTATCACGATCCGCTCCCGAGCAGGACATCACAAGCCGCCTGTAGCAACCGCGCCGCCTCTTCAAGCGCCTCCGCCCTACCGGCCGCCATAGCCACGCGCAGGTGTAGCGTCCCCATCAGCCGGTCCATCCGGCCCTTGGCCAAGTCTAGTCGGTCCTGCTCTGATAGCTCGCTCACTTTGACACCCCTTTCAGGCTCTCAAGCCGCCCAAGGTGCTTACCCAGGTTGCCCTTGTGCGCGCCCTTCTTTTCGATAATCGCGCGAACCCTCGCAACCTCTGAATATTGCCCGGTTGTTTCGTTTTCGCCTAAGTCGTCCAGCAAAACGTTCCTTACCGCGTTCATTGTCCCGACCTGCTCATGGCGTGGGGAACGGCATTCTAGGTCGTTTTGCACCTGGTAGATTGCGTTTTCCAGTAGCTTCCTGCCCTCGTCGGTAAGCTTGCCAGTCTTGCCGCCCATGCCCTCGTAGGATGCCTTGATGCGAGACCTGTAACCTGGGCCAATTGGACGCAACGTGTTTTGCGTGCCTCTTGTTGCTATCGTATTCATGTAGATACCATAGCAATCATATCTCAAGCACGCAACAATATAACGAGACCTCAGCAAAGATATATCCCACATGTAGGTAAGAGAGGGGAGGGGCCAACACCCACAAGCTAGCTGGACCAGTCAAGTCGGGATGAGGCCGCGCGGGAAACTCCCTCGCTCATGACCGCTCGATACGCCCGCCCGATCGCTAGGCCTTCTATGCTTGGATCTCTTTGCTTGTATTCTGCACCCTACTTCGATCCTTGCAGACTACACGGATCGACCTTTCAGATCGGAAGAGGGGGGAGGGGTCGAGATCGTAGAGGGGGGTGGGGGTCTATGGCACGGGTACCCACTCCCTACCAATGCCTACACCTCCTTACATAAAATCCCGGAGATGATCAAAAAAACCCATCTCCTGTAAAATTTCCAAAAAAAGTCAGATAGATAAAGGACAAGCAGGGAGATCACGGAGATCACTTCCCTGCTGTCTTAAGAGATTCTTTTCTCTATGTACAGCTAAGGGGATTTTTTTTCTGATCCCCTGTCGACCATCAATATACCCTATAATTTAAGGCTAGATTGACCGGAGACATCATTTTCGACCATGTCCGTAGAGTCTGCCGATATGCGCCTAAATTCCCATAGTGCTGTATTTTTGGTGGTATCGCGGAAAGATTGGAGCCTGAATCCCCCCTCGCAGGCCCGCCCCTTCCATCTTCGAAGCACGTAAGGTAGCGACTTTAGGTCAATGCCTCTCCCCCCTTTGATGCCTGCGAGAGACTCTAGGTGGGTGAGGGCTACGTCTCGGACCGTGTCCGGACCATCCCTAAGCTCCAGGCGCTTGATGATTTCAGGGGCCGCAAGTGGCCCACGTGACTGCATCCAGGCGCAAAGAGCGTCAAGCGCTAACCGGTCCTCGTCCTGGTCCTCCTCAAGACTCGCACGCCGGTCAAGCGGCGACGGCTGCCCCAGCCACACGAGTAGAGGCGGGACAAAGGAGGCCCAGCCCTCAAAGCTGCCCCAGTGGTAGTCGCGAGTGCCAGGCTTTCCGGCGACGTGCCAAGCGCGAAGCACGGTCATGATCTGAGCGACCAGCAACATGCGGTGATCGTGTACGTGGCGCTGTAGATCGGGATATTTGAAATCGCTTCTGTCTTCTGGCCGCTGATCGTCAGGCTGTATTCTGCACATAAGCGTCCGGCGGCTCATGTCGCTGGCAAGGTGGATATTGTTCCCCGTGGCAAACCAGCACGAGAGATTTTCGATCGTCACCATGTTGCTTCCGCCAAGCACGCGATCGGTCCAGCGTAGAGACGTGGTGAGCGCGTCAAGTGCGCCGCCGCCGAACTTGCGGATCACGTTGTCGATTAAGACGATGCGCGAGCCTTGCCTCAGTTGCGACGTAATGAGCTTTTTGAATTCTTCTTCATCGGTCGGGGGAGGGATCACCGGCGCTTCATTGCCGGTGGCAAGAATGGAGATGAGCTGAACCAGCTTCGTCTTACCCGATCCGCGCGTGCTGGCATCAATGCCGAACATGGGGACCACACCATCGATCGCGCTGCGGCCCATGACGGTGAATAGCGCCGCGAGCCACGCGGACCGATCGGCGGGAGTTTGAAAGGGGAAGTCAGAGACCAGGTCTAGGATCGCGTCTAAGGCTCTAAGCGCATCTTCTTTGGTGGGCGAGTCAGGGACTTCGCAGGTCTTATGATCGATCGCAAGGTAGAGGTAGCCGGACTCTTTGTCATAGCCTTCAGTTTGGAGGATCGTCCCGTCCTTGCGGATGACGGGGATGGTCGACACGGCGGAGAGGGGGCGCACCCCTTGCCAACGGTCCTCATTGTGGACGGCATCGGTGATCGTGTCTGGCGGGAGACAGGGTTGAAAATCGCCCTTCTTATTTTTGGCGAGAAAGACAGCGGACTCAGTGAGTAGAGATCGGGTGATCGATCGGTGGATCGGGTTGATCTTGGGGATAGATACGCGCCCATACTTGCCCCGCTCATCCGACGGGACCACACGGACAAGTTGCCCGGCTCGCTTGTACACGCTGCGATGGTTTGCGAGGGCCGCGACGGCGTAGGCTACGTTCGTGTGTAGGTCGGTCGAGAGTGTTATTTCTGGGCGCAGATCGTCGTTAGGTTGCGCCATCCGGATCGGCGGCTTGCCGCCACCTCCTCCGCCGTTAGATGATTTGCCGTTGCGTGAGTGGGTGGTCTTCTGGTCTTCGGACATGCGGATCCTATTCCGTACGCCAGGCGCACGGAGGCAAAAGCAAACGGGGCAAGGGCCGCACGGAAGTTCCCATGCTTACACGCGAAGGCCCTTGCCCCATTCACAAGGTGGGGAGAACGGCAACCCTAGTCAGTCAAAACGGAGTAGTCAAAATCATTTTGGTGGAGCAGCGATAGGTCGTTGACTCGCAAGCCACAAATCCGCCTCGCCCTTCGCAACATCAAAGCGATCGCGGTAAGGCGTAACGCGGAGGATCTCTTTATAGAGCGCGTCCTCCGCGTCTCGCAGCTCGCGCAAAAGGTTCGAGACCTCGCGCTCGCGGATCGCAATCGCGCGACTAGAGTCCAGCGAGTCTTGCGCCAACTCCATGCAGTATACAAACCATGATGGACCGCCAAGCCTCGCGAGCGGCGCGCGGACGTGCTCGGCGATCCACTCAAGTTGACGCGTGCGCATCATCGCAAGCCGTACCCATTCGAGATCGGGATCGTCGCAAGGGCCGAATGATGGAGGCTTGTCCCAAAGGAGAGCAAGCCCAAGTAGCAGGCAATGGAGGCGGTAGAGGTCAGGTGTCATCGCGACAGCGCCGCGCACCCTTCGGGCGCATGAGCGGCGCAGTATAGGTGGATCGAAATCCCGTACTCGATACAGTGGTCGACCTTGTTGCCACGCATTGAGGTCACCCGTGTTCGGTAGTAGCCATTGAACGTGTTTAGCCCAACCCCGCAAACCTCGCAGACTGGATCATCCGGATCGCCGTCCCCGCCTCGCCTCTCTTCACACATTCTCCACCTCACAAATCACCGGTATCTTTATCGAGTCCAGCGCCTTATTTCTGCACCCACTGTCGGGGCAGATGAACAGCGCCCACGGAGAGTGGCGGGCGCCCGCGTACGCTTGCGAGTCATCAAGTACGACCGTGCGCTTGCAGTACTCGCATTGGATCTTTGCTGGGGATAGCTTGTCCATCAGAACCACTCCGGCAGGTTGGGGGTAAAGCTCCACACGAGGCGAGCAAAATGCGAACCGCCAACGGTGGAGAATTTGAACTTACTGCCTTCGGTCTTGCGAGTAAAAACAACGCGATCCGCGATCTCGCTCCCACTGATTGCGGTGCAGCTATGCCCCCTCGTGATCCGCGCTTCGCGGTAGTCGCGTCGCCATTGCTCATGGGGGCCAACGCGCGCCGCCCGCTCCTCTAGGATCTGCGTGACCCGCATCGAGCACCAAAGCTCATTCGACATTCGGCGCGCTTCACCAGTAAGTTCAGGACTGGTGGACACTGGAGGGTGTCCGCCCTTTCGGGTCCACGGGTAAAGATCTCCCCCAAACCAATCGCCTTTCAGGTACCCCACGGCACACCCCCTAACGCTGCGATTCCGTCATGAAGGATCTTCAAAGCCTCCTCAGCGCTGTGCGCAACGCCAGTGATGGCGCCCATTGATGCGTATAGATCCAACCACGCGCGCTGCTCTTCCGTGGCCTTCTTGCCGGGGCGCTTCATTTCGATCGCGACATAGACCCCAACCTTGAACGGCGCGGAGTCCATGTCTGTCAACTCGATACTTACACACCCAATCAGATCCGCGCTTCCGTCGCCAAGCCCATACCGGACAAGTCGACCCGTCGCATCCTTCAGCGCGCCTGAGTTGTTTCGCGCGATCAGAACATGTGGCAGTGACGATAGCGCAGACCTCGTCTCCGCCAGCACGTCGCTCTCAAGTACTGGCCGCTCAGGCTTAGGTGTGAGGGGGATCATGTTGGGTCTAGGTCTCCGATATCGATCCGAAGTTGCTGGAGCTTGCGGCTAAGGCGATCGTTCTCCTCGCGCAACTCTTGGATCGCCCGCTCTGTCTCAGGCATGATCAACCGTCGGATCTCGCTAAGCACCTGGTCGGCAGTGAGGCCACTCATCGTCGCACCGTAAACTTTCCAACCTGTTTGCCCGCCTTCATGACCACGCCGCTTAGCATGTCGCTCTCCATTTCAATCGTTCCCCCCGATCCACACTCTTGGCGCACCACGCGCGCAAGATCGTCTATTGTGTCCAGTTGCCTTGCCTTGCCTTTGATGATCAGAATCATTTACCCTCCATCCACGCCATAAACTTAGCCCAACATCCGCCGCACAAATCCCGATACACCGGGCGCCCCTCCGAGATGGCCGCAAACTCAACCCACGAGACTGGCGCGCTAGCGATGACGCCGCTCACCCTTGCGACGGCGGCGCATCTGCTACACGTCCAACCCATGCCCCGCGTAAAGCTCACAGCTTCCCCCGCGTAACCGTAGCGCCATCGTTACGCAGTCGCGCCGCTCTCCACGCTAGGCAAGGGTCGCAGGCTAGGATCTCCCTAACGCCATGGCGATCTGACACGAACGCCCGCAGGCCATCGCTTGCGCACGTGTCGCAGTAGATCAAAGATGAGAACTGGTAGACCTTGTGTTTCTTGATCCGAGGTCCGCGCGGGGATCGGTCGTATGGTTTTTGTGGGCCGGTCATTGTTCCGGTCTCGGCCAGCGAATCGCCCACATCTTTCGGGATTGAAAGCCGCGCGCGTCAAGCTCGGTCGCGATCTCCTCTACCGACATGCCGCAGTCGACAAGCTCTTTCGCCAGCCCCATGACCACCGAATGAAACGCCTCTCGCTCCGCGTTTTCCAGTTCCCACAGATCAAAATCAGTAGACATAGGCCCCCCCGGTCTTTCCAGTTACGCGTAAAACTTTGGCGTAATCAATACCGCAAGCAACAAGGCTGTCGGCCACCACCCGGGGCGTCGCACCGTTGGCCATTTGCTGCATCACATAGTCTCGAATCACCCAGGACAACAACACCACCTCTTTTTTTTCCTCTTTTTTCGAACGACCTCGACCTTGCATATCTGCCTCCATTTAGGTGTTGTATCGACTCAAGCATGAGCCGATGCATCTTTAGAATCACTACCCGCTCGTACCGGTTCGCCTTGGACCACAGGCCTTGCAACCCAAGTAGCGCGCCAAATGGGTTCTTATAAAGCGCGCGCCTATCCACTTCGGTATGGCACTCCACGCACATTGGCCAAGTCAGATCGCCGCCGAACCGGTACGGCACCACGTGATCAAGATCTACATTTTTCACCTCCCCACAAACAACGCACTCCCCCTCAGTCACGATCGCGCCATCCTCTCCGCGCTCGCCCTCACGTCGCCTGGGGGCCATCCCCCGAAGACCGCTTTATACTTGTAATCTGCACTCTTCATCTTGTGCCCCTTCGCAATGCATCCCCGATACCACGTGGCCAGCCGGTCCGCCCGCTTGTCTGCGCTGAGGGCGCGCATGCCCGCGAACTTCTCTAGCTCTACCCCTTGCGCCTTTAGGATCTCCGTCTCGCTTGGAGCGGTGCCGCACTTCGGACACGCCTCGCCTGCTGGTTTTTCGGAGTGGCACAGGCGACAGAACGTCACCCCAGCGGCAACCCCTTTGCGCCGTACCGCTTCACCCTCCAAAAAAAATTCTCTCTCTTCGTCGGGTGGTCCGTGGATCTCAACCACGCCCGTAAGGTCTATGATCTGCGCGGTTTCGTTATTCCACAACCTGAGAACGCGCCCCACTATCTGAAGATAGAGAGAGGCCGATCCGATCTTACGCGCAATGATCGCAACCTTCGCGCGGGGACTATCCCATCCCTCAGTCAGGACGCCAACGTTGACAATGACCGGCACGCCTCCGCCATCAAACGACGCGAGACGCGCCGCCCTTTCATCCGCCGTCAGTCCGCCATGGACCACGCAAACGCCTATATTTCTAGCGCGAAACTGCTCTGCAAACTCTTCCGCGTTAGCGATGTTGGGGGCGAACACCACAGCGCTGCGCCCAGGCGAAAATCTGCAATAGGCATCCACTGGCAACATGGCCACGCGCGCCGATCGAATTGCCGCCTTTGGCTTTTGGATCTCAAACGGCGCAAGCCTTCCAAGTCGAATCAGATCGCCCGTCTGCGCAGCTACAGTGAGCGAGTCAAAGATCCCATCTTTGCCTCCAAGCCCTAGACCATCGGCGCGCTCAGGTGTCGCGGTCAACCCCAGGATCATCGCCCCTTGTTCGCGGTATGCTGCGGGCACGCGCTTCCATTCTTCGCTGACGTAGTGGTGCGACTCGTCAAGCACGGCCAGCGTCGCAGGCGGGACCACGTCGCGAGCGCAAGCGGTCTGCACCATTCCGATCTGCACGCGCGCACTCTTTCCGCTACCGCGTAGGCCTACCTCAATTCCCAGATCGCGGAACGTCGCGGCCGCCTGATCTACTAGCTCAGTGCGATGCGCGAACCACGCGATCGATCGCGCCTCACCTCGCGAGAGATGACCGGCGCAAATGCTCGCGCCCATCACGGTTTTTCCGGCGCCTGTCGGAGCAACGAGTAATGGATATTTACTGCCGAGCCTACACGCTTCGCGCACGCGCGCGATCGCCTCTTGTTGAAACGGTATAACGTCAAACATCCCCACCCCCCAGTTACTTAGGCATCACCGATGCGAGAGTGATCCCGACAGCGGCAGCGCGCCCCGCAGCGGTCACGCTCTCAGCCTTTGCGATCAAGTCGCGCACGGCTTTGGCGTCATCCGGCGAAAGCGTGCTCAGGTCGATCGAAACATTCGGCGCGATCCATGCTGAATTTAGCGAGCAAAACAGATCGATCGGCAGCGCGGCGCGCTCCACCGAAATGCCCTGCATGGTCTTTTGAATCACGCACTGGTACGCGTAGCAAGGGGATAGCTTCATTCTCCCGTTGCGCTCCTCATCAACGCGCCCGATGAATTGGCGACCGTCAGCACTCGCGAGGATCCATCCGTCCAGCTCGCCAGCAGGCGTCGACCGATCGTCTCGCAGCGCCGGCACCACGGTCATTGTCTGAGGCACGCGCCCCTTACTCAAAGCACACCCCGAGCGCCAAGCGCTTCCTGTAGAAGAGTCTTTAGCATATGCGCGCGCGTCACTCGCAGCCCGTCATGCACGGCGCTTTCTTTCACGCACTCAGCGTCAACCAACTCCACAACCTCGGTCGGGAGTACAAAGTTTCCCACCACCGTTTGCGTCGGATCCAACAGCTTACCGTTGTACTTCTGAGGCTTTTTTTCGGACATGCTCTATCACTATCACAACGCAATAACATGTCAATACAAAAGCAAATTGGCTATTTGCGAAAGCCATGGCCCCCAATAAATCGACATGCGCAAGTAAGATTGACAACATGTCAAAAGCTTTTCGTGCTACGGTGCGCGCCCTGTAAAAACAGGCCCAAAACAAAGTCAATAAG